CGAAGTAGACCCAGAAGAAAGTCGCTTTATTGTTTTGAACGCAAAGCAGCTTAAAAACCTGTTGGCTGAAACGGAAGTTACAAGCTCCGATTTCAACGTAGTCAAGGCGCTAGTTCAAGGCGAAGTCGATACCTTTATGGGCTTTAAGTTTATCCGCACCGAGCTTATTGGTGTTGATAGCAACGCTGACCAGAAAGTTCTTTTCTTTGGTCAAGACGGTATCAAGCTTGCAGTTGGTTCAAACCCAGTGGCTCGCATTTCAGAACGTGCTGACAAAAACCATGCTACTCAGGTTTTCTATTCTATGTGTATTGGGGCAACCCGCATGGAAGAGAAGAAAGTCGGCTACATTATTTGTGACCCTAGCTAAGGAGGCTATAAGACATGGGTACTAAAAACTCTACTTTGGTTAGCAATTTTGAGGCGACTCCTCAAGTTGCAAACTCTGCCTCTGAGCTAGATGGCGTTTTGCGTGTAGCTCAAGGTACAATCGCGTTAGCGGCTGGAGATAGTGACGACGATGATGTTGTTATGTTTGCTCCAATCCCTTCCAATGCTACAGTCCCTTCTCTTTCTGTAGGTTCTGACACTCTTGGAGGTTCTTGCACGTTTAACGTAGGCATCTACACAACGGCTGGCGTAGTAAAAGACGAAGACGTTTTTGCTACTTTGGTAGCTGATGCAGGTGCAATGACTGACGTTCGTTTTGAGGCTGCAAACATTAACACTTGCGGTCAAAAGATGTACGAACTTGCTGGTGATTCTTCTGACCCCGGCGGGTTTTATTACATTGCTGCAACAATGGCCGCTGCTGGCGGCACGGGTGGTGACATGAGTTATGTTATCCAGTATGTTGTAAACTAAAGTTACTGGGGGGAGCTTCTGCTTCCCCCATTCTTTCTGGAGGTGTAAATGGCGTCAGAAGTACAAATTTGCAATCTTGCTTTGGCTAAGATTGGCGATGAGCAAATTACATCTTTAACAGATAATTCTAAATCCGCTAGGCTCTGCAATCTTGTGTACGAGCCTTTTCGTGATTCTGTATTGCGGGCGCACCCGTGGAACTTTGCAATCAAACGTATAGCTCTGGCCCTTTCAACAGAAACGCCAGCGTATGAATACACGGCACAATTTTCATTGCCGTCAGATTTTCTCCGCATTATTTCAACAGATCTTTTGGGCGACGAAGAATATAAAATTGAAGGCAAGTTTTTGCTAGCTCATTCGCCCAATGTAAAGATTCGTTATGTGTCTCAAGTGATTGACCCTAACCAATTTGACTGGCTGTTTATAGAAACTTTAGCCGCACGAATGGCCGCAGAGTTGGCAATTGCTATTACAGACAATAGAGTATTGTCAGTAGATTTGTTTAATCTTTACGCATCTAAGGTTGCAGAGGCAAGAAGCATTGACGCCCAAGAAGGTACGCCAGATAACATTACAGCAGATCTCTGGCTTGGTTCAAGATTGTCTTACACTAATCCGGTGACATAATGCCACAAGCAGCGGTTGCTCTTACAAACTTTACGGCAGGTGAACTATCTCCGCTTATGGAAGCGCGAGCAGATCTTGCCCAATACGCAAACGGTTGCCGCACAGTTAAGAATTTCTTAATCCACCCGCAAGGCGGCGTTTATCGTCGCGGGGGAACTGAATATGTTTCTAGTGTTAAAACGGCATCTAAAAAAGTAAGATTGGTCCCGTTTGAGTTTTCTGTTACGCAAGCTTATGTTCTAGAGTTTGGTGAAAACTACATTAGGTTTTATGCTAACCAAGCTCAAGTAGTGACAGGCTCTCCGTCTGCTCCGCTAGAGGTGTCTACTACTTACACTGAAGCTGAATTGTTTGACCTGCAATTTGCTCAATCTGCTGACATTCTTTACATTACTCACCCTAATCACCCAGCGGCATTGCTGTCTAGGCAGTCTGCAACATCGTGGACATTGGCCGACATTGTGTACGAAAACGGTCCATACATTGAAGAAAACATTACAACAACAACATTAAACCCTAGCGGAGTTACAGGTAGCATTACTATTGCGGCATCTGCTGTTACAGGAATTAACGGTGGTTCTGGGTTTGTTGCTGCTGATGTAGGGCGGTTAGTAAGCATTGCGCACGTAGCTACTGCTTGGGTTCACAACACATCGTATTCTGTTGGCGACATTGTTAGGCACAACGACAATATTTATGAGGCAACTAGAGCAGGGACTTCTGCCGCAAGTAGTTCTGCCGGACCAAGTGGCGAAGGAGACGCTATTGTCGATGGCGGAGTCACTTGGGCATACCAATCTGATGGCGGTGTAAAATACGGATACGCTAAAATTACTGCAATTAACTCTACAACAAACGTAAACGCAACTGTATTGGACGACTTTGTTGGAAGCACGGCTGAAACATCTTGGCGTCTTGGCGCGTATTATGGCGGAAGCTATCCCGGTTCAGTAGCATTTTACGAGCAAAGATTATTTTTTGCTGGCTCTACAAACAACCCGCAAACGTTGTGGGGATCAAAAAGCGGAGATTACACTAATTTTACTCCGGGGTCACTAGACGACGATGCAGTAACGTACACTATTGCGACAGACCAAGTGAATGCTATTCAGTGGCTATCTCCGGGCAAAGTGTTAGCAGTTGGTACGGCTGGTGGCGAATTTAAAGTGTCAGCTTCTACAAACGAAGAAGCGCTTACTCCTACAAACGTCCGTGTTGTACGAGAAACAAACTTTGGGTCAGCTAAGATTACGCCACAAAGAATTGGGTCTGTTGTGTTATTTATACAAAGGGCTGGGCGCAAAGTACGTGAATTTGTGTACGAGTTTGCATCTGACGCTTACGTGTCCCCTGATTTAACTTTGTTAGCAGAACATATTACACAAGGCGGGATTGTAGGAATTGCTTACCAGCAAGAGCCTGACAGCATTTTATGGTGTGTTTTAGACACAGGGGTTCTTGTTGCGCTAACGTACCAACGAGATCAAAAGGTAGTAGCGTGGCACCAACATGAGTTAGGCGGAACCTCTAATGCTGCCGGAGCAGCCGCTAAGATAGAAAGCGTTGCCACAATTCCCGGCTCTGAAGCAGACGAAGTTTGGGTAGCTGTTAAACGATATGTAGACGGATCTACAGTTAGGTATGTAGAAAGACTAAAGTTGGGTCTTGATGACGCAGACTCTAGCGAGCAAGCATTTTTTGTAGACAGCGGTCTTACCTTGGATGTTTCAACAACAATAACCGCAGCTACTAAGGCAAACCCTGCCGTAATAACAGCATCATCCCACGGGTACAGTGATGGGGATTATGTAGACATTCGCGGCGTAGCTGGCATGACTGAGTTAAATGGTAACCGTTACATCGTTATAGAGAAAACTGCTAACACATTTGAAATAATGGCAGAGGCGTCAAAGCCTGTAACGGGGGCCACAAAAGCCAGCCCCTGTGTTATTACATCACCGGGCCACGGGTTTGCTACCAACGATCAAATAGGGTTTCTTAGTGTTGGGGGCATGACGCAACTTAACGGCAACGGGTACGCTGTTACTAAGATTAACGACGATACATTTTCAATTGGAGTTGATTCTTCTTCATACGGTACCTTTACAAGTGGCGGCAGGATACACCTAAACACAAACAGTGCGGCATTTTCTACTTATATTTCTGACGGAACTGTTAGGGAGGCTGTAACTGCTATCAGCGGCTTAGACCACCTAGAAGGCGAGTCTGTAGCTATCTTGGGCAATGGTGCTGTGCAGTCTAGCCAGACAGTGTCTAGTGGCGCTATTACGCTGCCAACAAGGGCGTCTATTGTTCACGCAGGGTTAAATTTTGTTAGTGAATTAGAAACCCAACGCTTAGAAGGCGGCTCGGTCGATGGAACTTCGCAAGGCAAGATCAAACGTATTCACGAGCTTATTTTACGGATGTACAGATCGTTAGGGATTACTGTTGGAAGGCTTGATGGAAACATAGATCAGATTCCATTTAGAGACAGTTCTGACCCAATGGACGCATCTCCAATTTTATTTACGGGAGATCTTCGCGTTGATTTTTCTGAAGGATTAGATCGCAAAGGTACTGTATACTTTAAACAGACACAACCTTTGCCGCTAACTGTATTGGGCGTATTTGCTCACATGAAGACGAACGGATAGAATTATGGGTGCTGATCCATTAACAATGATGATGATTGCTAGCGCAGTTACTTCTGTCGCTGGGGGAATGGCCGCAAAGTCTGCGGGAAAAGCAAACGCGGCAGTCAACCAATATAATGCAGCAGTGTTGCGAAGAGATGCAACAATAAAAGAAAAAGCTGCAATGAGTGAGGCAGAGTTACTTAACGAACGTGGCAAAAGAATAATTGCTACTGCTGGAACAAAGTATTTAAAATCTGGTGTAGAAATAACGGGAAGCCCTGTAGCGGTGTTGGGCAATATGGCTGCTGACATCAAACTAGACGAGCTTAATGTTCTTTACAAAGGGGAGTTAGAATCTTTAGCTCTAGAAAATCAAGCTAGAGGGCAAGAGTACCAAGCTAGAATTGCAATACAACAAGGTAATCAGGCGTTTAAAACAGGTTTAATAATGGGCGGCGTTTCTGCTCTTGGTGCTGGTTACTCAGCTTTTGGTGGGACTGCCGCAACAACGGCTGGAACTACTGCTGGATCTGGAACAATCCCGTCCATTAGCGGCGGCGGAACGCTTACGCCATATGGCGGCGTATCCTTTGGGTCTTACGGCACACAGCTACCTTATGGACAAATAGGTATATAACAATGGCTAAAATACAAGTTTACCAAAGAAGCCAGACGCTTCCCGGAACTCGTGGAACAGCGGGACCATTGCTCACGCCTTCTTTTACGGCAAAAGATTTTGAATCTCCAATTGGGGCAGGGCTTAAAACAGCAGCTAAAATTTTTCCGAAAATTCAAGAAGAGAAAGACAAATCATACAAACTAGATATGCGCCGCCAAATGACGGAAGACGAGTTAAACATAACTCAGGAAATAATAGATTTAGAGACAAATGCTTCTCCCGGAGCACCAAACCACACAGAAGGTGTGCGCGGAATTGTTAACAAATACCGTTCAAAAACTTTTCAAGGTATGCCAGATAGGTTTCAACCTGAGTTTTCTACATTGTATGCTGGAATTTCTAGCCAACACATTTCAAAAGGAATGCGGTTTGAGGCAGCGGCTGTAGGAAAAAAACAAGTATCGGACTTTACTTCTTCCCTCGATAATATTGCAAACACAGTTGCAGCAGACCCAAACGCGTATCAAAGCGGATTGCAAATTGCAGAATCTTTAGCAGAATTTTTGCCACCAGCAATGCAAGAAGAGCAAAAAAAGATTGCTGCTGAAATTGTTACAAACTCTATGTTGCAAGGGCAGCAAAGGACTATACAAACGGTAGACCAAGCAAAAAACTATCGTAACCTTTTAGACCGCCCTGATATTCAACAATCTATGTCTCGCCAATCATACGAAACGGCATTAGATTTTGCAGATAGGCAAGTTGATAAATTTGGGGATTTAGAACAACGCAGGTTTATTGACGATCTTGGTGAAA